GCAGCAGTTTCTGGTACAGCAACATACGTTGGTGACGAGCATGCAGCACTTGCAGTTCTAATCAACCGCACAGCAAACAAGATTGCACAGCGCACACGTCGCGGTGCAGGCAACTATGCAGTTGTATCACCTGAGGCACTAACAGTTCTTCAGAGTGCATCAACTTCAGCGTTTGCTCGTACAACTGAAGGCACATTTGAAGCACCAACAAACACAAAGTTTGTAGGTACACTTAACGGCGCAATGCGCATTTATGTGGATTCATATGCAGCAGACGCAACAGCAGTACTTGTTGGCTACAAAGGCTCAAGTGAAACAGATGCGGCAGCATTCTATTGCCCATACGTTCCACTAATGTCAAGTGGCACAGTGCTTGATCCATCAACATTCGAGCCAGTAGTATCATTCATGACACGCTACGGCTATGTTGAGCTATCAAACACAGCAAGTTCACTAGGTAACGCAGGTGACTACGTTGGTGAAGTTGCAATGTCAAACATCTCATTCTCATAAGTTTTTACTTAGAGAAGTTATTAAACAGCACCTTCGGGTGCTGTTTTTTGTTAAATACAGTATCAGCAAAGACTGGTTTATGCGGTATACCAACCGCGTAGTGGGCTAGAACCCGCATAAGGAGAAACAAAATGGGAAGACCAATTAAAAGCGCCGAAACAGTAGGCGGAACATCAAAACTTGCTAGTGTAAACACAGTATTGCCAATTGGTGCAAGTGGACTAAGCGGCAATCAGATGATTATGAAAGGTTTTGTGGACGGAGCAAGTGCTCAAGACACAACAATTATCATTCAAAAGGGAACAAAACGTTTTCGTTGCACAACTGCAGGTGGAACACAAACATTAACACTTACTGCAGTCGTACACGGTTCACTAAGTGCAGGTCAGTGCCAGATCACTGGTACAGACAGTGCAGGTGGAACTTACTTTGCTAGTAAACTTACAGGACGTCACTTTGTAGTGGGTGCTTTAGGCACAGGCTCACAGTTTGCAGTAGGTGATAAAGCAAATATCGTAGCATCAAGCCCAGTAGAAAATGTAAGTGTTTCCATACCTAACGGCTAATTGACACTTGACTAAACTAAGGGTTACAGTTATAATAAACTGTAACCTCTTTTATTGACATGAAACAATTTGGATTTGTATTAGGCAACGGCAAGACACGCAAACAAGTAGACCCTGTGTATTTAAAAAGCAAAGGACACTTGTATGTGTGCAATCGTGCGGCTCTAGACATGGCGTATGATGTGTGCGTTGCAGTTGACAAAGAAATAAGTTTGGAACTACAACAAAAAGGACACACTGTTTACACAAGAAACAATGCGTTGCACACAGAACACGCAGTACAAATACAGAAAAATGCAGGTTGGAGCAGTGGACCTGTTGCTGCTACAATAGCAGCAATGAATGGACATGCTTACATTTTTTTAGTAGGCATGGATCTTATCAGTGATACCAAACAGTTGAACAATCTGTATGCTGATACAAAATATTACAAAACCCATGACAGTGCAGCAACTCCACACAGCAATTGGGTCAGTCAAATGGATGCAATTTTTACAGAGTATAGCAGTCAACGTTTTATACATGTCAATCCTTTGTGTGGATACACCCCCGAACAGTGGACTAGACACAAAAACTTTCAAACAATGACATCAGCACAGTTTGAGGCTATGATAAATAATACAGTTAAGGATTACTAAAATGAGTCAGACAAAAAAAGTTACAGGCGATTACACTATAGATAGTACCACTGATATTAACCTAACAGCAGCCAGTCAAGTAATTGTTACAGGTAGTCCACTGCGTTTAGCCAGTTTTACTACAACTCAAAGAGACGCTCTCAGTGGAACAGCAAATGGTGATCTGATATATAACACCACACTCAGTAAGATACAAGCATATGCGGGCGGCGCTTGGGTCAATCTACACTAAGCCATAAATACTATACCGCGATTGGAGTTCTTTATGAGAGCAGCAGAATTTATGAGGGCACTAGCCGATGTTATAGATGCATTGGATGGAGAGAACAGTGCTACAAAATCATCTCAAGACGATCAAGAATTACAAGACAATCCAGTAATGATGAGCCCTCATCAGCAGGAGATTGAACTGCAAAAATCTGCGCAAGGCAAATCTAATCCTGCAATAGAAAAACTATTGCGAAGTGATGACATAGGCAAAGAAGGTAATACTGGAGCAAGGTAATGGCTATTAATGGTGGTCAATTTACCCAAGACTTTCGCACACAATTAAGAAAATACAGTGACGGTACAACTCGTATCGGCGAAGAAGGACGTCTATGGTATAACAATTCAGATCAAACACTTCGCGTAAGTGATGGCAGCACCGAAGGCGGAATTGTTCTCAACAGCGGTGGCGGTGGCGGCGGTAGCAGCGGCGTAACTGTCCAAGAGGAAGGTAGTAGTCTTAGCACTAAAGGTACTACGCTGAATTTTGTTGGAAGTGGCGTAACTGCAAGTGGCACAGGTGCAACCAAAACAATTACTGTAGATGCAAGTGCTATAACTGTACAAGATGAAGGCAGTGCTTTAAGCACTGCGGCAACTGTGCTAAACTTTGTAGGAAGCGGCGTCACTGCAAGTGGCACAGGTTCTACTAAGACCATAACTATCAGTGGCAGTGGCGGCGGCGGCGGAGGTGATGTAGCAGATGACAGCACTCCACAACTGGGTGGCGATTTAGACGTTGCTGGTTTTAATATTATTAGTGCAGTCAGCAATCAAAACATCAACGTTATACCTAACGGTACAGGCAAACTTGTACTGGCAGGTGACTTTTTACCTTCTCAAAATGTTACATTCAATTTGGGTAGCAGTGGTTCTAGATGGAAAGATCTTTTTCTAAGTGGCAATACAATTGACCTAGCAGGAAGTACTATTAGCAGTGACGGCACAGGAACAATCAATATCAGTGGTACTGGTGTTACTCTTCCTAGCAATAGTAAAACAGAAGACGAACGACCTCTTGCAACTCTAAGTGCCAATAACAGTACCAATCAAGTTGTTGTTGTAACACCGTTTTTCACTAATGCAGGTGGACTAGTGACTAAAAATGCTGAATTTGAGTTTAACGCAACTGTTGATGATCAACCTGTGTTTACAGGTACAGCCACATTTACACTTGCTAACGGCGATAGTTTCTCTGAGAGTAGCATAGTGCTCTTCCAACTTTAACTGATAAATATTGCTATGGCAAGCAAGATTCCACTAAGAGCAGTATTTAATGCAAGTAACATAGCAACCGGACTAGCAGAATTTCAGTCCGGTGATTTTATTCCCCTTGCAAGTGGCGGTACCGGTGCCGCACTGAGCATAGGTTCTGCAGGGCAAGTCCTTAAAGTTAATTCAGGTGCAAGCGCACTAGAATTTGGTAATGTAGAAGCAAGTTTTAATATTGATGGCATGACAGATGGCACCAGTATTACTATTGTTGATGGTGATCTGTTAGCATTAAGTGACGGTGGCACAGAGAAGAAAGTTACTGCTAGTCAACTTAAATCCTACATTGGCGGTTATGATGGTGACATCACAACAATAGACATAGACGGCGGTGCTGACATAGGCGAAGCACTAGCAGATGCTGATCTTTTTATTGTTGATAATGGTGCAGGCGGCACAAACCGCAAAATGGCGTCGTCTAGAATAAAGACGTATATTGCAGATGTAACACTGACAACCGCTGCACAAACAAACATTACTTCGGTAGGTACATTAACAGGATTAACTATTGCTGATGGTGGAAATATTGGTTCTGCAAGTGACACAGATGCACTTACTATTGATGCATCTGGTAATGTCACTGCTTCTCAAAATTTAACAGTCACTGGTAATTTTACAGTAAACGGCACCACAACCACAATTTCTACAACCAACTCAGTAATTTCAGACAATCTAATTGAACTTAATAACGGCGCAGGCAGTAATGCTAACGATAGTGGCATTGTAATTGAACGCGGAAGCACTGGCGATAATGCTATTTTTATGTGGGACGAAAGTTTAGATAAGTTTGTAGTTGCAACCACAACTGCAACAGGTACAAGCACAGGAAACATATCACATACTAAAGCAAACTTTGAAGCAGCAGAAGTAAAAGGGTCAACTGGTAATTTTGTAAGTACAACTGCTGGTACAATTTTAACAGTAACTGGTACAGATGATACAAATGCTGAAGGACCAGATATTGTAATTAAAAGAAACAGTGCGTCACCAGCAGATGATGATATATTAGGTGCGCTGGTATTTAAAGGTGAAAATGACGCCGATCAAGCAGTTACTTATGGTAAAATAAGAGCAAGAGCTTTAGATGTATCAGATGGTACAGAAGATGGTCAATTAGAATTTAGTACAATCAAGGCTGGTTCAATTACATCATTGGCTACATTGGATAGTACAGGTTTATATTTAAATCAAAGTTTAGGTTTATTCTTTGAAGGTGATGGCGCAGATGCTCACGAATTAAAACTAGTTGCCGCAGATGGGTTGAGTGGTGACGTAACGGTGACTTTACCTGGAGCGACTGATACACTAGTTGGTAAAGCAACCACAGACACACTTACTAATAAAACACTAACAAGTCCTGTATTGAACACAGGAGTTTCTGGCACTGCAATTAAAGACGAAGATACCATGTCGTCTAATAGTGCAACTCATCTAGCAACTCAACAATCAATTAAAGCATATGTTGATACTGAAATAGGCAACATTAGTCAAACAAGTATAACACAAGGCAACAGCAATGTTACTGTGGCAGACAGTGGCACAGGTAATGTAACTATAGAAGTTGATGGCACAGACAGAATAACAACAGTTGCCGCAACTACAACCACAGCAACAGGACACAGTATTGTGCTTGGTGCAGCAAGCAATAGTGCTGCTGGTCAAATTAAGTTCTTAGAAGGAACTGATAATGGTACAAATGGAGTTACGCTACAAGGCCCTGCTAGTACTGCTGATGTTACAATTACATTACCAGCCGCAGCAGACACATTAGTAGGCAAAGCAACTACAGATACACTAACAAATAAATCTATTGATCTTGCAAATAACACACTCACAGGTTCACTTGCAGAATTCAATAGTGCATTACAATCAGAAAGTTTTGTTTCATTAACAGGTAGTGAAACATTAACGAATAAAACTTTAACCACACCAACATTGACTACACCTATAGCAAACGCTGGCATTCAACTTAAGAATGGTGCTACAAGCGCAGGTTTTTTAGAATTTTTTGAGGATACCGATAACGGTTCAAATAAAGTTACACTTATTGGTCCTGCAAGCACAGCAGATGTAACAATTACACTTCCTTCTTCAGCAGGTACAGTAGCACTTACATCAGATCTACCAGTTAACCAAGACTTTGGATTAGTTACAGGTGCAGTAGATGGATCACAAGATTTTGGGAGTATAGCATAAGATGGCACAACAAGTACAATTTAGAAGAGGTAGCACTTCACAACATGGGTCATTTACTGGCGCAGTTGGAGAGGTTACAGTAGATACAGATAAGGATACCTTACTTGTACATGATGGAAGTACAGCAGGCGGAAAAGAGATTGCGTCACTTGCAGGAAGTCAAACACTTACAAATAAAACATTAACTAGTCCTGTTATCAACACAGGAACTTTTGGCACTTCTATTCTTCCTGTGAGTGCTGACGGAACAACACTAGGTTCTGCTACAAAAGAATTTTCAGATTTGTTTCTTGCAGATGGTGGCACAATACAACTTGGCAATGACCAAGATGTAACAATTACGCATGTTGCAGACACAGGTATTCTACTCAATGGTTCAAGTAAAATACAGTTTACTAATGCTGCAGAAAGTATTCATTCAGACGGATCTAAACTTATTCTTACATCTAATAGTGTTGCATTTAGTCTTCCAACAGCAGACGGTAGTGCTGGACAATTCTTAAAAACAAACGGAAGTGGTGTTTTATCTTTTGATACAGTATCAAGTGCGGCTGATGATATAACTGCTGGTGATGCTGCTATTCTAATTACTACTTCTTCTGGCAACATCACAATTGATGCTGCTGCTAATGATTCTGATATTATTTTAAAAGGAACTGACGGCAGTGTAGACACAACCTTCTTGACAATAGATGGTAGTGCGGCTGGTAAAGCAACATTTAATGCAGGTATAGTTATTGCAGACGCTGGAACTATTGGTTCTGCCAGTGATACTGATGCTATTGCTATTGCCAGTGATGGCGTAGTAACAATGAACCAAATACCTGTATTCAGTGCAGGTATTAATGTTTCAGGTGGTACTATTGCTGGTACACTAGCAACAGCAGCACAAACAAATATCACAACTGTTGGTACATTAACCACTCTTACTGTAGATAATATTATTATAAATGGGACAAATATTGGTCATACAAGCGATACAGATGCAATATCAATTGGTTCAGATGGCGATGTTACACTAACACAAGATTTAGAACTACAACATGACGGTGCTACAATTAGTTTTGGCGCCAATGATGATGTTGTTCTTACTCATGTAGCAGATACAGGACTAACACTAAGCGTTCCAGCAACCGCAGATAATAGTTTCCCAACATTTAATCTAAGTGCAGGCGATAATGATATTGCTATAAATGACGTACTGGGAGAAATTAGTTTTCAGGCACCTGCAGAAGGTGCTGGTCAAGATGCTATATTAGTAGCAGCAGGTATTGCTGCGGTGTCAGAAGGCGACTTTTCTACATCTAATAATGCAACTAAACTAGTGTTTAAAACAGCAGCCAGCGCAACAGCCGCAGAAACAGCAAGTTTAAGTAGTATTGGAGACTTTACTGTAGCAGGTGATATAGTCATCAAAGATGGTGGACTTATTGGAAGTGCCAGTGACTTAGATGCTATTGCGATAGCAAGTAATGGTGTTGTTACTTTTAGCCAAGCAATAACTGGTCAGGCATCAAGCGCATTATACGCTGACTTGGCTGAGATGTATGACAGTGATGAAACTATCCCAGAAGGCACAGTTGTTATGTTTGCTGGTGAAGGCAAACTAAAAGCATGTGATGTAGCAGCATGTTCTAAAGTAGCAGGCATTGTTAGTACTGATCCAGCATATCTAATGAATAGTGCGCAGCAAGGTGTTGCACTTGCACTAGCAGGGCGTGTACCTTGTAAAGTCATAGGGCCTGTAGAAGCAGGTGATATGATGATTAGTGCTGGTAACGGTATGGCAAAAGCGTTTGATGCAGACGTTGGATCTCCAGCATTGGGAACTGTTATAGGCAAAGCAATTGAAGATCACGTTGGTGATGAAACTACTATAGGTGTCATTGAAGTATTAGCAATGATGATGTAATAGGCACAACTGGGTGCTATTGCCAGATAGACTGAACAGTCTTAAACTTAGCCATAATCTCATCAGCATTTAGTGTGTTGTACACACCTGGATGTAGTGGCTTGGGATAGTTTTCTATCACAGTCCAAGCATATCCTTTGTTTTCAGTGTTAAGGTTAGGTAAAAATTCTTGTCCTACAATGCTTACATAAGTTTGAAATGTGAATCCTTTGCGATCGTTTGTAAACGTTTCCACAGGAATGTGTTTGGTAACATTGGGCTGGAAACCAAGTTCCTCAATAATTTCACGTTCTAGTGCTTGTATATCGCTTTCGCCTGTTTCAACTTTTCCACTGCAGAATCCCCAAGTGCTGTCATGGTTTCTGGCACTTCTCAATAAAAACATATAGCGTTGTGTTTCGATAGCATAAAACAGTGTGCCAACACTGCGATTTAGATTACGATGCTCCATTCGCCTGCTTGATATTCGCCTTCCCAGGACTTAACCCAATTTGAGCCAGTCCATCTATATTGAATTCCTGTTGTGGTATTAGTTACATAGTGTACACCCGTTTCGGTGCTACTGTCAAATACCACGTTCCAACGCACACCATCATACTGTATGATGTCGTTTGCACTTGCATAAAAGTCATTGCCCACACTGTCTTTCCAAGCATCTGGGCCATCTGTGTTGTCTGTGTCACCAATGCTGTTTAGAATAATATATCGTTGTCCCATTGCATTTGCAGGTAGTCCTGCACCGGGTGCAACGTTGAGTGGATTAATAACTTTGTCCACAGCATCTAAATCATTTGTGGGTATAGTGTCTGCATCTACTGTAAACAACAATTGATAGTCGTTGCTGGGATGATAAGCAACTGTACCAACAACTTCGCCTACAGGAGTTTCCAATCGCACCTGGCTTACACCTGCCTGCAGTTCACCGTATTGATTTATAAGAGCACGCCAACTTGTATCATCTGTACCAACTTTTTCAGGTGGATCATTCAGTATGCTGCCATCTACTTTGTTTGTGACTGTTTCGTTTCTGTCTAATATTTGTATAGTGTTTCCTAAGATTAAAACACCAAAGTTCATAGGAGAGAACTTCATACGTTCTCCCATTAACACTTCGCCATCAATGACTCCGTCAGCGATGCCACCGTTGTCATCATATATGCTGGCAACAATCTTAGTAACAACACCAAGTTTTTTAACTTTACTAGGTGCACTCAACCATATGGGCATTTTAAAACTGATTGTTGCAATGTCTATGGTTTCGTCAACACCCACAGGCACACTGCGGTTACTCCATGTGGTGTTTTCCAACTGAATATAACTGAGACTGCCCCAATCTAGATAGTTGTCTGTGCTTTGTATTTCCAAACTAGGATTAAACAACACCAGTATTTGCTCCATCAACTGTAACTTTTGAGTGGTATTNGATGTCCAAATATCCAAGTTCATGCTTAGGTCATATGGTACAGGCATAAGTCTCTCAATAGTAAAAGCATTGCCTTGTTCTGTGGTGTACTGTCCTGTGTCTTTATCATATTTGCGCATGCGAATGTGTTTTTTATCTGACCAATAAGGTTCTTGCACACGTTCTCTGCTATATTCCATTGCTGTGATATACGCACTCATCATTGGTGTGGGTATGACAGCATTTTCGCTATTGCCACGCACTATACTTGATACCTGTCTTGTAGCATCGCCGTAGCGCACAGGCACTGTTACCAGTGTGGTGTTGCCATCACGATTCTTGCCATATTCAACTTGGAAGTTGCTAAATGCACGAATAAACTGCAGTAGGAAACGTCTTACTTGTTCGTCATAAAAGAACATCTGTGGCATTAACTGTCGTCCTCTTGTATTTCAAGTGCTTTACTAAGTGCTTGCCGCTGTGATATCACAGTGTTATCATCCTGTGTTGTTGTGGCTGTGTTGTTAACAAATCCCATCTTAAGACTCTTTTGTCCTGCAGCACCTGGTGTTGGGTTGCGGCGTACATCATCTTCAACCTTTTGCCATCTGCTGCCTGTGAGTCTAAACAGTCTGTTTGGTAAAAAGTCTAATCTCAACACATATGAACCTTCAACTGAATCTGTAGGGAAACTGGTACCCATTGTGACTGGATAACCATTGGGTGCAAGCCCATCACCCACAAGATACCCACTGTATGCATTTGCATTTTGTGGGGTGATGCGTGTATTACTTGCATCTTGTAGTTCACTGTCTGTGCTTAGTCCACTTTCGTCTGCCCTATGCCCTGTTGGTTCAAGTGGATTACCTGTTTCGTCCGCGGGTGCAACATAATATTTGCTTACATCATATCCAACTTCAGGAACTTCGTTTTCTGCCTGTTCAACAACGTTGTTAGTGATCTCAAGTTCTTTTTGATATGTGCTTAACAGGTCACGCAGTGTGCTGGTTGTTTCTTCGCCAGTGCTAGGATCAACCTGTATCTTGTCAAGTATGTCACTGTACTCTTGTGAGTCTACCAGTGGCGTACACTTCACACGCCATAAGTGAGGCCACCAACTGGGACTATAACCTTCGCTTGGGCGTGTGCCTTCTTGCACCACATAGTACCGTGAAAGTGCTAGATCTAGACTGGTGTCTAGGCTGTGATAATCTTTCAAGTGAGGTAGTTCTAACACATCACCTGGCATGAGTTTGCGACCCAGTGCCTCTGCCATTTCGTTGAGATGAAATGTGATAAACACAGTGTCATTGCTTAAAAATAATCCAAATTGACTTAAATCAAAGTCTGTGTCTGCAACGTTGTAGATGCCACGCAGATTGTACACATCCTCATCATACTTGCGATCTCTGTTTTCTAAAAACAAAAAGTCTTGTATGGCCAGAGGATCATCTGCAGTCACACGAGGCTGTGAGGCATCATCACTGGCACCTTGGTCTATGATACCAACATATTTGTGAATATTGATGCCAGTGCCGCCAACTGTGAACATTTCACTAATGCGTTTATCAAAAAATTTGAAATCGTTTGTGTGGGCATTATCCTGCCACATACTAATGCGAGGCAACTTATTACTCCTAAAATACTATGTATTTATTGGATTGCTACTCCTGGGTGGCAGGTAATACTGCTGAGTTTTGTCATTATGCCATTCACATTTTTAACTGTCAAGCCTGGTATAACATCTTTGTCATTGATGCCTGGCAATTGCACAAACTGCCTGTTGTCGTCTTGTATTGCACATTCATAATGGTTTTTGCCTGCCTCCAGTATGATGCTTAGTGAGTACAATTTGTAATCTACCCTGGCTCTGGCAATATTTGTGTATTGCTCAATCTTAAATTCTAAATCATCGAATCTTATCATTGTATTACGCCGCAATCTTTAAGGTCCGGCGCTGACCTTCTAAGTTGATTTCGTAGGGCTTATCCCACTTACCAACATTGATTGAAACATAGTAAGCACGACTAAAGTAATCACTCATTACATCGTCCTCACAAAAGTATTCTTTACCACCAGCAAGACCAGGTGCAGTGTGTGCAATCTCTGAAATCTTAGTAAACAACGCTTCATGCTTACCATAAAAGTGTGTATGGTAATGATTGATCTGCTCATAACCATCAAACTCACTAACACGACCATTGTACTTGTCAGTGCTGTCCATGCTACCATCATAGAAGTTTTCAACACCACTCATAATACTAATACGCACACTGCTGTAATGCTCGCGTGTTACACTGAATTTAAAGTCTTTACCAAACTCTGCTTTAAGTGCTTCACGGATTGCTTTAACATCTTTTGTATCAATATAAGCCATTTACTCTCTCCTTGTTTCTAACTATACATATATAATAACAGGTTTATATGGTCTGTCAACCTGTGTGTTTCACTTTTTTTTACTTTTTTTGGCATTTTTTTAGGTTGACGCATATTGCAGATAGTGTATATTAATATAGTAAGTTGAAGTTAACGGAGAGATACATTATGGTTAGTAACGCAAAGTTTAAAGATTTCGTTGTAGCACTTAGCGCAGAAGATCAGCAAACAGTTGTTGATAGACAGTTGCGTTTGCTTCCTGCATTTATTATGCAAGAAGTTGCTACTACTAATAACGCTAAAGTTATTCGTAAGTTAGAGAGCCGCTTAAAGCAGGTTCGCTTGATGTTGTCCTCTATTGTTGCTAATGGAAAGGTTGTGTAATGAATGAACTATTAAAAGATATCGAAGACCTTGAAACAATTGCACATGGTGTTCGCAATGACGTGAGTAAGAATCTAACACTTGACTTGATTCAAAAGATGATCGAGATCAAACAAGTTGATATAAGTATCTTCGAAACACAAATGGAAATGGAGTTTTTAAAAGATGGCATTAACCGCTCTTAAAGGTAAACCTATCAAGCGTAAAAAAGCACCCAAGGCTCGCCGTAAAACCACTGGCGCTGGT